ATCGGAATTGGAAGAGTGCTATCAACAAGGCTCCTAAACAAAATGAACTGGCAGCCATTCGACAAGAGACTCAACTCAGGCCTTGACTGGTCCATGTGGCTGAAGACTCTCTCACTCGATGCCTCAATAGGAATCTTTGAAGATCCGGATCTCAAGCTGCTAAGCATCTCAACACATGCATGGGGAAACAAGCATAAATTCACAGATCACTGGACAGGATCACTCAAGGGATCATCAGAGAAGCTCGGTGATCAACAAGAGCTTGATCTATTCGAGTCATTCCCTGAGATCTATCTACTACATGAGGAGCTATGAAGCAGGCATGGATATCTGAATCACTCGAAGGACTTGACCAGGATCTGATCCGTAAATACAATCTCAGAGACTACACTGATGACTCTGAGGTACTCGGTGTCTTTGGCATGTATAGAGAGGAGGACTTTCAGAAGCTCATTGATCACAAAGGTGACTGCATTGTAGTATGGTTCGGATCCGATGCAAAGGATCTGCCAAGCGTATGGATAGCAGAGCTGAGCAAGCATATGCATGTTGCTATCAGCAATCACGTTCAGAACTCACTATCAGCAAGAGGACTCAGGAGCATATACCTTCCTATCAATGCTACCATACCAGATGAATGGCCATACACAAAGCGAGGAGACAAGATCTATTGGTACTACAATGAAGGATGCCCGGAGTTTTATGGATCTGAATATATCGCAGAGATTGAGAAGCTCATCAAGATACCGATCATAAAGGCGCAATACGATACATTCACCAGGGCGCAGCTGTACGATGTATACTCTCAATGCTTTCTGAATCTCAGACTCACTCCTCATGATGGATGCCCGAACACTAATCTACAGATGGGCCTCATGGGTAGAAAATCAGTATACAACGGTGATCTGCCTCACTCCATAGGATGGACTGATGTGGATGATATCTGTGATGCTATCATAACCGAATACTCAAACAGGCACAAACCTGACAGCGTATCAAAAGACTTTTTTAACTTCGTTAACTTAATACAATCCAAATGAAAGAATGCCCAAGATGTCTTTTCACTGAAGACATAGCCAAGATATCAGAGAAGCAGTGCGAGTACTGTGATCTGCACGATGACCTACAATCCAAGGCAAGGCCAGAGGATCTCAATACTGAACTGCAAAAGATCCGCATGGCAGGAGATGGAAAGAAATACGATTGCATCATGGGGATCTCCGGAGGACTCGACAGCTCAACACTTCTATACACTGCTGTGCGTTACTGGGGACTCAAGCCTCTTGTGATTCACTTCGATAATAACTGGAATGCTCCAGAGGCAATCCATAACATGACCATGCTGATCAGAAAGCTCAATGTGGATGCTATCGTCTACCATGTCAACAAGCAGGAATACGATAAGCTGAACGAATCATTCCTTTATGCAGGTGTGCCAGATGCTGATATCCCCAACGATATCGCAATGACCAAGCTGATGTACGATACTGCTCACAAATACAAGATCAAGTACATCCTCAATGGCCATGACTTCCGCACTGAAGGATCAACTCCAAAGGGATGGACCTATATGGATGCCAAGTACATTCAATCGGTATACTTCAGCTACACAGGCAAGGCACTCAAGAACTATCCTCTATTCACATTCTGGGATCAGATATTCTATGCCATCAAAGGGATCAAGAACATCAGACCATTCCACTATGGATTTGACAGAGAAACCATGGAGACTGAAATGAAGAAACTAATCCAATGGCAGGACTATGGTGGCAAGCATTGTGAGAATGTGTACACTGAGTTTGTTGGTTCCTGGCTTCTGCCTACCAAGTTTGGCATTGATAAACGAATCGTTTACCTATCTGCTCAGGTCAGATCCGGAAAGATAACCAAGGCACAGGCCAGAGAATACCTTGCCAACAAAGCTGAGTTCGACATGTCAAAGCTCGGTAATATTGAGGACAAATCAATGAGCCTGGTGAACATCCGCAAAGGGGACAGAGCAAACTATGCCCGATATAATTTCAAGGCATACAGACCTTTGATATGGATCCTTGCCAAGCTCAATGTGGTTCCCTATACGTTTTATGTTAAATACTGTAAGTGATGCCAATACCGAAACCAAGACCAGGAGAGAATGAGAATGAGTTCGTGCAGAGATGCATGGCTGATGATAAGATGAGAGATGAGTATCCATCAACTCAGAGATACCCGGTATGCAAAGCATCATGGGATCGAGCAAAGCATGAATTTCAGGATGCATACAATGACTATCCGGATGCTGTAGTGAATAACGCAAAGCGAGGCATTGAACTCAATGAGAAAGTCAACAATAAATGCGCTACTCAGGTAGGCAAAGTGAGAGCGCAACAGCTTGCCAATCGTGAGAAGGTATCCATTGAGACAATCAAAAGGATGTTTAACTACCTTTCAAGAGCTGAGGTGTACTATGACAATGGAACTCCAGAGGATTGTGGGTACATCTCATACCTACTATGGGGAGGTAAAGCAGCCAAGGAATGGGCACAATCAAAGATCAATGAGTTCAATAGTAAATAATATAATATAATATAATATAATATATATATTAAAAGTGGAACAGAATTCCATAATATAGGTTAGGCCTATGGCAAACAAGCACAGAAATATCGACGAAGAGGAGCTCAGAACACTGGCATGGAAATACATTGACGAGTGTGAGAATGCTACCAAAGAGATAGCTACCAACAGCGGAGTCAAAGAAATTAAAGAAAGAGTACTTCCAGATGTAAGACACTTTCTACGCATTTGGCTCAGACGAAACAATTTTGAGTTCTATCAGAAGAGCCAATGGTACAGAGCTATTGACAATCCTAATCATCCATTAGGGGACACAATAAAAAATATTGATGATGATTTCAAAGCTCTTGCCATCCATATCGTAGGCAATGAGGGTAAAGGAATCTTCTACGGAAAGAACTTCCTTGGGATGAATGACAGGCAACAGATCGAACAAAAGAATGTTGACAAGTTTGATTTTGAGGAATAATTAATATATTTGAATCCAGGATAGGAATGGAAGTAGTTAGGTAGTGAGGCCGGGTGATTTTTTCACTCGGTTTCTTTTTTTATATTTGCTTCAGTTTTATTTCATAAGTAGACATGTAGGTATCCGGGTGGCGCAGCGCACTGCGCTATATTTTAAATGGCAACGATCAAAGGATACAAACCACATGACAATCAGAGGATGATCCACAACGCTATCAATTCAGGAGCGCAGAAATACTATGCACTGAATATAGGTAGGCAGTTTGGAAAAACATTGCTTGGGATCAATCAGCTTCTGTATTGGGCGATCAATGATCCAGGGTGCAAGATCGCATGGGTGACTCCGGTATACAAGCAAGGCAAGAAAGTATTCGCAGATCTGGAGAGAGCAGTCCGCAGCTCCGGGCTATTTGAGTTCAACAAGTCTGATCTGATAGTGAGTGGGTTTGGATCTACCATTGAGTTCTTTTCAGGTGAGAGGCCTGACAATATCCGAGGGAACACATTCCAATATATGATTGTGGATGAGATGGCATTCACCAGGCCTGAGCTTTGGGATGAGGTCCTATCAGCGACAGTCATGGTCAAAGGAAAGAAGGTGATCTTCATATCAACTCCCAAGGGAAGGAATCACTTTCACCGGATCTGTATGCAGCCGAACTATGATGAGAGGTATGCGTACTTTCATTTCACATCCTATGACAATCCAATGATAGATCCGCAGGAACTCAATGAGAGAAAGCGGTCACTGCCTGATCATATCTTCAGACAGGAATACATGGCCGAGTTCATCGACAATGCATCAGGACTATTCAAGGACATCAGATCCTGCGTGGGTACATGGCAACAGCAAGGAAAGAACTATGCAGGACTTGATATCGGTAGGGCAGATGACTACACTGTGCTGACCATACTGAATGAAGCAGGACAGATGATCTACGTAGGCAGATGGAGACATGATGAATGGACCAAGATCATCGACAAGGTAGAGGCACAGATCCGCAAGTACAATGCAGTGACTCTGATAGAGGTGAATAACCAGGGAGACATATTCCATGAGATGCTGTCATCCAGGATGCGTAACCTGATCAATCCATTCACTACCACATCCAAAACAAAGCCTGTCATCATTGAGGATCTTGCCCTGGCATTTGAACAGCAAGAGATCAAGATCATGGAGGAGGGGTGGCTGATTGATGAGCTTGAGAATTTCACCTATATTTACAATCCAAATACGAGATCAGTTCAATACTCTGCACCTATCGGGATGCATGATGATGGAGTGATCTCACTGGCACTCGCATGGCATTGCAGAAAGCACTACAGCAAGAGAGGCCAATATAAGATATTAAGAGCATGAAACAGATACAGGCATCATATCCAAAGAGCATCAGAGAATGCACTCCAGATCAGTTAACGAAATGGCTGATGTTGGCACCGATCATTCAGGACACAAATAAGAATCTCAGCAACATGCTTGACTTTCACTGTCAGCTGATCAGCATATTCACAGGACTATCCATGAATCAGGTTCGCAAGGTTCATGTAGATGACATCCTTAACCTGGCAACAGAACTGCTCAAGATGCTCGCTGAGTTTAAAACTGAGGAGCCATCAGGATCAGTGAGTATTGATGGGAAGGTGTATACATTTGAGAAAAACTTTGAGTACATCACTACCGGGCAGATCATAGACATGAAGCTGATCGAGGATGTATCTCAGTCACCTGCCGAGGCACTTGCCATCTGTTATATTGAAGAGGGAATGGAATACTGCCAGGAGGATCCGCGAGGAAAGGTGTTGAATCCAAACAAGAAGAGGGAGGAGATCTTCAAGGCCAAGTTCCCAGGTGATGAGTTCCTGAATTTCTTCGCTTTTTTTTTGCGCGAATCAGAGACGCGGAAGCTCGCTATCATGGGGATTCAATCAGCGAGGATGACGATGATGAATCAGAATCTTCTGAAGCAACTATCAGAGATTCCGAATGGTTTGCCTGGACAAAGAACATCACCTTCCTGGCGCAGCAGCTTGGCAAAGATGTCGATGTCATCACCCATCAGCCATATGTTAAGACGCTTTTTTGGCTCAACTTCTACAAGATAAAAACGGAACAAGATTACATCTTATATAAGAATGGCAGAGTTTGATTTCTTGGAAGGATTGGGATTCTCACAGACTGATCTTGCTCAGCCTGAGACAGCCTATGATAAGTTCATCCTGGCACTTGGTAACTCAGTCACAGAGTCATTCAGAGATTACATCCGAGACAATGTAAACAACACAGGAGCATTGGCTCAATCTGTGGTATACTTTCCAACAGGAGAGATGAGCTTCGAGATCCAGGCGGATCAGTACTACAAGTTCCAGGATGAGGGTGTGAATCCTATAGGGCAAAACAAGTTCCCGACAAACTATCAATTCAAGCTGCCATTTGTAACCAAGGCCCATGCGACTGCCATCAGAGAATGGAAAGGATATGATATGAGTCATGCCTATGCATCAGCAGCAGCGACAAAGTTTAAATATGGATTGAAGCCTCGCAATATCACAGCCAATGTAATGACTGATGAGGTGCTTGATAAGATAGCAGCAGATCTGGCAGAGGTGACAGGACTGATCTTTGAGGTGACATTCACAAAAAATACTGAGAAATGGCAATAA